CGAGCAAGTTGACCGGCTCCGCGACCTCGATCAATAACCGCCGCCGCATCGCGCGCGGGAAGTGTTCGATAAACTCGACCGTCTGCCGCGAGATTGCGCCCGCGACAAGGTAATCGATCTGCGCCATCCGCCTTGCCTTGTCCGCCCAGGATTCGGCCTCCAAGCGCGCGCGGTCGTCCTCGTTCAATTCCCCGATCTGCTTTTTTAGATCGACCGCGAGCTCGACGAACCGCGTCAACTCCCGCTCGGTCGATGCGATCGACGCCCGCAGACGCGCAAGTTCCTTTTCCCACTTGATCCGCTTCACCCTCGCCGGAACCCGCCGGCGCCGCCCAATCGCAAAAACCCGTTTCGGCGGCGGGACCGCTTCTAAAACTTCCAGATCCAGCCGCATCGATTCAAGCGACTCCCACCGGCTCGCGACCTCGCGCAGCGCCTGTTTGTATTGAGCCCACGGGTTGCCCTGCGCGCCGACGATAAAATGGTCCATTTGAAAATCAGAATGGCCCGTTTGGTAATCCGCGATCAGTTTTTCGATCACTTCTTTCATGCAAGTTCACCCGAGATGTAAGTGTAGAATTCGGCAAGGCTTGGATACTCTATTGTCCTGCCGACGTAAGAATCGCCAGATAGGGAATATTCCAAATAACTCCCCTCAGAATGAGGGACATATGCCGTGTCCACCGCTCCGCGAGCGTATCGATAACCGAACCCCGTCCCGATTTCGCGCGTTGCAATCTGCTCCCAAGAGTCTAACGCTTGATCGTATTTGTGATTGTTTTTGGTGTTGGGACTGCTCAACCCTTCGATCCTACCCCCGAAAGTCAATCCATAACCGCCGAGCGCGCAGCTTTGGTGGTAAGCCCTGTTTTCGCTTATGCTTTCTTTCGTCTCCCAAAAATCGCCGGAAAGATCATAGGACCGATGCCCTCCCCCAATTTTTTCGTAATAGGCCCCGCTTTCTTTAAACATCCCCTCCGACCCGCACAAAACATGGGTTTTATTGTTTAATTCAAACCCGCGATGCCCCATTCGCGCGACAGGGCAGTCCGTTTTCGACGTCCATGCCTCCGTTGTGTCGTCATAAGCGTCCACGTCTGAATATGGATTAATATTGTCCAGGTCATAAAAATACGCCCCGCCGATAACAACCCCTTTACCGAGCACCGCAAACCCGGCCGCGTCTTTTCTGCCAGGATTCGGCATATCCGTGCGCGTTGAATACGATTTGCTCATCGGCGAAAATTTCAAAACCTCTTTTATTACATCGCTATAGCCCGTCCTCGGTTTTATCCCGCCGCATAAAAAGATCCCGTTGCCAAGGCGGAAGGATGCGACCCCATATCTAAATGCGATATCCGTGTCGGTCGTGTTTGTCGTTACTCGTGTCAGCAGGTCAAGACTCCAAGAGTGCCAGCGCGTGATGCCGCCCTTCGGCATATGATAAAAATTATAGAGTTCAAATTCACAAGCGCGCGGCTCTTCCTCAAAACCGACCACTTTTGGCGCGGTGTAATTCTGCGATGGAAATTCGACGACAACGCGATCGCCCGAAACAAATGCGAGCGCATTGCACGTCATATACTCGACCGCCGCCCCCTCGATCCGTCGCGCGATCGCCGTCCATTCTTCTTTTGTCAACGCGATCCTGTGCAGGCGGTATGGCGTTTTCGAGTTCTGCAAAACCGCGTCGTTGTTTATGTCCAACAGAACAAGGCCCCGGTTCGTCGTCCGGATGCCAAGCATCGCATGGTATTCGCCTATGTGTGGAACATAAGCGGTAACGACTTTCAGGTCGCGCGGGTTCCATCCGTAGGTGTCAACAAGGCGCTGCATTTTCGTCAACGCGAAGTCCTCGCAATCGCCTTTGTCTCCGCCGCTTAAAACATCCCACGAATCACCGAGCTTGTATCCGCTTGGATCTTGCGCCCGACCGAATTCCTGGTTGACCTGTTGATTTACAAGTTGAAGTTGCGCGAGCTGGGCCTCGCTCAAGTTGATCGGCTCGCCCGCCTCTGTGTTCGTGCAAAGTGGATGGCCCGGATTCCGCGAACAAAAATCCGCGATCTGTGACTCGACCGGATTCGCCGCGCTGCATCCCTCGTCGTCAAACCCGTCAACCGCAGAAAGGTATTGCTGCGAACTAAACGCCGGATCAAGGCAGACCGTCGCCGTGTCCGCCGAATAATCGACCGACTCGATTGTGCCGACCCGGTAGATGGGCATGTGCCGCTGCCATCCAGGCAAAAGCATCCAGTTAAAAAGCACCTGATTCGGCTCGCCCGCGATCGCTGGCATCAGCTGGCCGTCGCGGCTTTGCGAGTAAGTCGCGCGACTGTCATAGCCAGGCCGGATGATGATCTGCGCAGGCTCGCCCGGGATCTCGATTGTCCCGACGTTGCCGCTCAAGTCCTCGGTCAGGTCCGCGCACCAGGCATCGACGGTGGGGTCCTCGGGCATCCCGGTCGAGTAGTAATCGTAGCGGCGCTGCATGGACGCCTTCTGCAGCTTCAGAATCGCGAGCTTCGCCGGGTCGGTCTCGGCTGCGATCTTGACGGTAATGGCATCGATCTCTTTTTGCAGTGAGGCGAGCTTGGCGGTGATGCGCGCACGATAGGCGTAGACCAGCTTCACGCTGTACTGGCCCGACCCGATGTGCGACTGTATCTCGCCCTTGCCCATTACTCGCGGACCTCCATCTGCTTCAAGCCGCGCGCTGCAATGACATAGCTGATCTGATCGACGGTCAGCTCGTCGTCGGTGTCCTCGATCGTCAGGGTGTCGCCGGGGTTCAAGTAGGGATCCGCCTGCGGGAAGCGGAACCCGCGTCGGCCCGACATGGTGTATTTATAATTCGACCCCGATATGCTCGCGTTCTTTGCGACGTAGGTCGCCTCGCGGTAGCCCGACAGGTTGATCGACCGGCTGCTCGCCCCCTCGTAGATGTTGATCTCCAAGTCCTCGACCCTGATAATCTCCTCCCTGATGGTCGCCTCGCCGTTTACCAGGTAGGCCATCTCAATATACAGGTCGCCGTTTGACCGGGCTGCGACCGCCTCGGCGTAGGCCATGCCGGGAACGATGACCGAGAGGAAGTTCGACTCGCCCTGGCGCTTTCTGGCCTGGAACGAGCTGATCGGAAGCTCAATGTCGGCCAGGCCGTCGGCCGCCCCGGTCAGCGTGCAGTAGAACCGCGCGACGGCGCTGTCGCGGTAGGTGCGGACCCACTCCGTCCAGTTGAGGGCGTCCGCCGCGTCGCCGATTTCTGCCGCATCCGACAGATCCCCGGCGCGCTCGAATCCCGCGTCGGCCTCGTCGCCGATTTCGACCGCAAAGCTGAAAGAGTCCGACAGCGAAAAGGCATCGACCGCGTCCGCAATTCCCGCCGCATCCGCCGCGATCACGTCGATTTCAGATTCCGCCGCGATCGCGTCTGCGATCCCTGCAGCATCCGACAGCTCACCCTTGAAATCGTAACCTTCGACCGCGTCACCGATTCCAGCGATGTCGCTTATTTCCCCGCGATTTTTAAAGTCCGCGCTTGCCGCGTCGCCGAACTTCCCGCCGTCCGTTGACGTGTTTTGATAGGTCGTCCCGGCGCATTCCATTAACGCAATTTCGGAAATCTGCGGGCCGAAACTGACCGTCATGTAAAGGCGGTAATGTGTGTATGTGTTCTCGTTGTCGAAATCGAAAGTCTTGGTTTCGCCGTTCGACCATGAAAGGCCGCTCGTGCTGTATAGCTCCGCTTCCTCGCCAGAAAATGATCCGGTATTTGACCCCTTAATCGTTATTGCCGATGGAGAAGTGCTGCCGCTGCTGACATTCCGAACGGTCGCGCGGGCGATCGCTTTCGCTTCTGAAAATTGAACCTGAATCCATACCGACGTTGCGATATAATACCAATAGGTGCTGGTATTATCATCGAACGCCTTGGACGGCTCGTACCCTGAACTTGTTCCGCTGGCAGAAAAGGTCTGCCCGCTCGTCAGGTCAGATGTGTAGCTGCCGCAGGGCATTTCTTATGCGTCCGCCGCCGTGATGGTGATCGTCACTTTCAAGATATCCGAGCTGGCCATCGACTTTGCCCCGGACGTGAACGCCGAAACGTTGAACAGCGTTCCGCCGCCTGCCGCGTCGCCCTTGGTCGTCGCCGCCGTCCCGCCGCCGACAAGGGCCGCGCCGTAGATCGTGGCGGCAGAGGTGAAGGTCAGGCTCGCCTTGTTTGCGCTGTTCGTGATCGACTTCGAGCTGACCCCGCCCTCCTGCCACTGCGGCCGCGTGCCGCTGTAATTGGTGGCCTCGGTGAAGCCCGGGGTGGCGTAGGTGTTGTTGCTGGCCGGCGTGTGGTTGTTGTCGTAGACCGCGACGTACCAGGTCGAGATCGCGGTGGCGCCGGAAAAGGCCGCATCGAGTAGGTAGTCCAGGCCCTCGTTCGTGCAGAGGTTCCTTTCGACCCACGAGTCGATCCGACTACCGTCCCGCCAGTGCTCCCACTCCCAGACGGAACCGAGCAGGGCCTTCTCGATGTGCGAGCCGCCGCGCTCCACCGCCGCGTCGGCGATCGTTCTTGCTTTCAGTTTGACCATGATTCTCTACTCCTTTACGAGGATCGACAGCTTGACGCTGCCGTTCTCATCCTGCATGGATTCGATGACGCCGTAGAAAAAGCCTTCCCTGGTCGCCACGTTGACGAACGTCTCCGACTTGAATATCCCCCAGAGGATAGCGGCCTGCGCCTCGGTCAAGTCGGCCCGGATGTCGAAAGTCCTGTCCGAATCGCTGAATCCCTGGTGGTCGATGACGCAGCCGCCGTCGAGCGTTGCCGACCGGCTGACCCTTGCCGATTCGTTTCTCAGGCGCGACTCGGGCAGCTCCTGAAACACGATCGCAGCCGAGCTGCCGGTCGCCTGCGATGTTTTTGAAATGCCGATCATGCGACCCCCAGGAGGAAGTTCAACCCCTCTTCATTTGCCCGGATCTGCGCGAGCTCGATGATCCGCCGCAGCACCATGTCAAGCTCGGCCTCGATGCCGGTTGCGTTGATGGTGATGATGCCGTCGCCCTGCTTCATGGCCTCGGTCCTGGCGGCAAGGTATTTGATCTGCGCCTCGGTCAGCTTCTGCTGTTCGAGCAAAAGCGCATCGCGCCGGCGGCTCTCCTCCTCCATCAGCTCGAAGACCTCAAGCCTGGCAAGGGATGACAGGCTCCCGAGCGAATCCGCCAGGCTTGCCAGAACGTCGCCGGTGTTGTTGAACATATCGGCGATGTTGTCGGATTGATTCTGCAGCGTGTCGAAAAGGTTCTCGATCTCGGCGATATCGACTTCGGCCTTGTATTTGAACGAGGCCTGCAGGGTCTCCGCGCTTGCGTTGATGCGCGCGATCTCCTTGTCGATCTCGCCCTGGAGGGTGATCTCGATTTGCCGCTCGGTCGGCAGGTCTTTATCGAGCGCGTTTTTCGCCTGGTCGATTGAGGACTGGTCGGTCCTAAGTTGCGTCAAAATGATCCGGCCGTCGGGCAGCTCCTCGATGATGATGTCCTTGACGCGCTTGACAGAGGACTCATCGAGCGATGTGGAGACCTCGACCTGCTTATCCTCGTCGATCTCGGCAAAGGCCGCGACGATTTCGTCTATCTCCTGCTTGGTCAGCGCCGCCCCGGGAGCGTCGACCTGCGTTTCGACAAGCGGCGGCATGGCGTCGATTGCATCCGAGAGCTCATCCCATATCGTTTTCTGCTTGTTTAGCGCGGCCTCGGCTTCGGCTGACGAATCGACCATGCCCTCGAGCCCCATATCGAAGCCGTGCATCACGTCTATATTTTCGGAGATCGCGTCCCGGTGCTGCTGCCAGTTCGGGATAACACGCTCAAGCACGGCGTCGATCGCAAGCCCGGCGCCTACGGCGGCGGCAAGTGCCGGCAGCGGGTAGAGGGCCGCGGTGAGGTTGAGGGCCGCGGTGCCGAGAGCGCCGAACCCGCCGATGGCGGCGACAAGCTGCGTGCCGCTAAGAACCGAAAGCGCCCCCGCGATGATCGATATGGCAGCGGTCAATATGTCAAGCTGGCCCGCGACTGTATTGACGGCCTGGCCGAACCCGAGGACGTTCCCGACGAACGTCTGCGCGGCCTCGCCCGACTCGCTAAACTTTTCGACCCCGGCTGACAGGGCTTTGATGAACGGCTCCCAGGCGCTCAAGATCCCAGCCGTGACGTTCGTCAGGGCGGCGATGCCGTCCACGACCTTCTGCAAAACATCCGCGAGGCCTTCGGCGGTCGTTAGGTCGACGTCTCCGAAAAACGCCCGGAAAAGGTCGCTGAACTCATTGCCGAGATTTCGCAGCGAATCGAGGAAGCCGGTAAAGTCGAGCTGCTCAAGAGCCTCCGGCATCACCGCTGCGATATCGGCAAAGAAGCGGGCGATGTCGGCGCCGATCTGCTCAAGCGCCTGGAAAAGCGGGTCGAAGGCGCCGCGGTCGATCCCGACACTGATGCCCTTGAAAACATCGGTCAGCGCGCCGGCGATCTGCGCATACTCGTCGAGCAGCGGGCCGCCGATCTCGATTGCGACCGCGCGGAAGTTGTTGATGATCAGCTGATTGATGAGGGTGAAGTTGTCGGCCATCTTTTTATAGGCCGCCTCGGTCGCCCCCGCCCGGTTCTCCATTTCCTTTAGAGCGTTCGCAAAGGCGCCGCTGGTATCTTTGCCGAGGATAAGAATCGCATTCAGGGCTTCGACCGAGCCCACCATCCGGCGCATCGTTTCGACGTTGCCGCCGGTGGCGGTCTCCAGGTATTCCATGTAGCCTTGGAGGCCCCTGGTCTCGAGCGCGGTCTGGCCGATGTCGATGCCGAGCTCCTTGGCGACGTTTTTGGCTTCGACCGTGGGCGCGATGATAGCCTGAATCGCAGCCCGCAGGGCCGTCACGGCTTGTGAGGTTGGAACGCCGGCAAGGGTCAGGGCATCGACGGCGGCAAGAAGGTCGGCGAATGGAACCTTGCCGGCCGCGGCGATGGCGGTGACGTTACCGAGCGAGCTTGCCAGCTCGGGCATGGTCGTGACGCCCAGGCGGACGGCCGTAAAAAGCGCGTCCGAGTAATCGGTCGCCTCGTCGACGCTCGCGCCGTAGGCGTTCAAAACCCCGGCCAGGACCCCTACGGCCGACGATAGCTCGGCCTTGCCGCCGACGGCGAGCTTCTCGGCCGCCGCCATGAACTCGAGCGACTGCGTCCACTCGACCCCGGCCGAGATGGCCTGGTAGACGCCGGCGTTGATCTGGTCTATCGACTGGCGCGAATCGGTCGCGTAGGACAAAATGTCCTGCCGGAACTGGTCGAGCTTTTCCTGGGGAACGCTGATCAGGGTCGAGATCTCGTTGAAGGAATCGCCAAAGCGGCCGGCCTCGGTGACCGCGTAGGCAAGCCCGCCGATCGCCATGGCGGCCAGGGCGGCCTCGGTCTTGAGCACGGCGTCCGCGAGGTCTGCGAGCGGCTGCGTTGCGCTTACGACCTTGCCGCCGAAATCGTCGAGTTTGTTGCCGATGCCCCCGATCACGCTGGAGACACTGTCAACGCCCTCAAATAGTATCTTGACTTCCTTCTCGACGGCCATCTTCTACTTCCGCTCGCTTTGCATCCGCTCGTAGTAACGGCACCAGAGCGCGATCTCGGTGTCGGTCAAAAAGCCCTGAGGGAACAGGTCCGGCCTCACTTCGTAGAGGTATCGCTGCCCGCCCCCTGAGAGTCCGCCTCTGGAGGCAAGGGCGAGGCTTGCCCGGACTCCGGGGTCGTTCCAGAGGCGCTCGATTCCCCCAATTTGCCTTGGCCGGTCAAGTTCATAATCTCATCGGTCAGGCGGTGAAACTCGATCGGCGACACGTCGGCCAGCTTGACCGCGTGCGGCCGTCGGATCTTCGGGCTGACAGAGCCGATCTCAAGCATCGTCAGCCGCTGTACGTAATCGTCGGGGCTGTCCGCGTCGATCCCGAGCGCGTCCATGACCGCGGTCACCTTCTCGGATAAGACATTCGAGGCGATGCGCTCGATCAGCCCTTCGATGTTCTGCGCCCGCTTCTTGCTTTCGCGCACCTTGGCGATCTCGATCCCGGTCAGGCCCCGGACCTTCCACTCGGCTTTCTCGCCCTCTGTGAAAAACTTGGCCAGCGCCGGGACCGGGATGACGGACTCCCGGTGCCGGTATTGCTCGGTCTCAAATTTCGTCAGGTCAAATCCCATCCTACGCAGCCTCCTTTTCAGGTTCCGGCCCTGCAGCGGTCTCCTTGTGGACCCAGCGGACGCCCAAGCGGCCAAGGGTCCTTTCGAGCTCGGTCTCGATCGTTTTCTTTTTTTCTTCATCGGTACAGGTCGGCAGCACCTCGCGCAGCCGCTCAAGCTGCCGGACGGACTCCTCAAGGCGCATCGAGACGATTTGATAAAGCACGCGCGCGAGGCTCTCCGGCTGGTTGCAGTAGGTGAAGCGTGACCCCATGGCGACGGGATTGTCCTTGACCTTGTCGTAGGCCCTTAAAAACATATCCGCCCCGGACAGGACGACCCGCTCGTTTTTGGTCTTGATGCCGTAGTCGAAGACGATGGCCGCGATGTCGATGTCATCGGGCAGCGCCTTGATCGACTCGCCGATCCACTTATCGGACAACTCCATGTTGCCCGAGACCATGCACGCCTGGCAGAGGGTAAAGTAGACGCTCGTGTTGAAGCGCCGGACCTTGTCCTTCGCCTCGATGTAGGCGATCGACTCCTCGATGCACTTGTCGAACTCGCCCGTATCGCCGTAAATCTGCGACAGATAGAAATGGCACCAGTGCGACTCGGGGTCGATTTCGAGCTGCTTTTTCAGCAGGCCAACCGTGCGGGCGGTCTTGCGCTCTTTGACTTCAGGGCCGAGGTCGTAGCCGTAATGCAGGACCGAGAGTCCCGGGAACAGGATGGCGGGCTCGTGGCCGATCGGCGCGTTGTGGACGATGTTCTCCCAGCGCACGCGCCAGCGGCGGAAGATGCGCGGCTGCGGGAACTGCATTTTCTGGCGGCCGGCCTGGATGTCGCGGAAGACGAGCGCGATCATGTCGATCTCGGGCGTCATCTGCTTCAAGAACTTAACGAGGCCCGCGGCGTCGCCGTCGACCGACAGCTCCTCGTCGGCATCGAGCATCAGGAGCCACTCGCCCATGGCCTCGGCGTGCAGGCGATTTCGGCCGGCCGCAAAGTTGAAGTGCCGGCCGGTCTCGGTGTCGATGAAGAAATCGTCAAGGTCCTCTGGCACGACGACCCGGGCGCCGTGTTCGAGCGCGACCGCGATGGTGTTGTCGGTCGAGCCGGTATCAAGGACGAGGATGTCCTCGACGGCGCCTATCGCCTTGATCGAGTCGATGGCGCGGCCGATCGAGTCCGCCTCGTTTTTCACCATGAGGGCCGCGGTCAGAAATTTCGCCATCAGGCGGGCCCTCCCCTGACGACGATCTCGGTTGACGGGACCTCGCCGTGGTAGCTTGCCGGCGCCCCGTACCATATCTGCCGCGGCGGGATGTCGCGCACGAGAAGCGAGCCGGCCCCGACGACCGCGTTCTCGCCGACCGCACGTCCCGGCAGGACGATCGAGCCGGCGCCGAGGCGCGCGGCAAAGCCGACCGCCGGGCCTTCAAGCTCCGGGGCGAACCCGCGGCCGTGCGAAATCCTCCTGGTGTTGATCAGCATCGCCATCGGTCCGACGAAAACGCCATCGTCGATCCTGGCCATGGCCGTGATATGGCACTGGCTTTGAACCGTGACCAGCTGGCCGATCCGCGTGTCGCGCTCGATCATCACCAGATGCCCGATGACCGAGCCGGCCCCGATGTGGACGTTTTCCCTGATGACGGTGTTGTGCCCAATGAAAACGCCGTCACCGATCGAGCAGCCCTCGTCGATGACGACGTTCTCGCCCACTCTGACTTTCGACCCGAACCTGACCGACCAGTGGATCGGGCCGTCTTCCTTTGTTACCCGCTCGAACCTTTCATCCTGCACCTGGACCGCCTTTCCAGCCATTCGGCTCCTGATGTCTAAGGGTTGTCGATTAAGAGGCGTATTCTGCCGTCACCCGCTCGGCGCTGATCGTCACCTCGGCCTGGACTTGATTGTCGTAGGGGAAGGTCCGCGAGAGCCCGATCTTGCCCTGCGTCAGGCTGTAGGCGGACTTGTTCTCATCCGGATAGAAGCGCACCGTCAGGACGTTGTCCTTCTCGGCCACGATCGAATCCGTCAGGCCGTCGGTCAGGAGCGCGGTGAACCCGCCCTGCCCGATCGAGGATGAGACCGAGCCGATGGAGCCGCGGTAGTACTCCTGGGAGCTCACGGTGTGGGTCTGCTCGACCGGCCGGAAGGCCATCGTGCGGGTCAGCTCGGTGAACTGCGGCGCGTAGTAGCGGATGAAGGTCTTCTTGGCGACGGCCCCGGTGTGGATGGCGGGCAGGACCGCGTCGAACTTGACGTGCGCATATTTCTCGGCGGACGAGCTCGCAGACTCGCCAAGGCCCACGTTGAACTCTTGCCAGGTCGGGTAGTCGTAGCGCTCGGTGTGCTGGCCTACGACCTGGAAGATTTCGGTCGAAGCGATCGCATCCGATGTCGAGGAGGATGTGATCACCTGGGCGAGCTCGACCGAGTTGACCGGGATGAGCGGCGGGCCGCCTGCGGTCGCGCGGGTCGTCGCAAGGGCTGCGCCCTCGGTGCCGGCCACGACAGCGAGAGAGCCGTTCGAGGCCATGGTGACAGAGTTCACTTTGTAGTATCCGCCACTGCTGGCCCGGGTGACCTCAAGGCTCCCGGCGTTGACCGAGCGCAGCGTGCCTTTGCTGTAGGCGGTGAAGGCGGCGACGGTGACGTAGTCGTCGCTTGCGTGAGTACTGACGAGGTTTCGGCCCGACACGATCCCGTTCGGCCGGATGTCGGGCGTGTAGCCGGACTTCCCGCTCCAGAGGGTCCCGCCGCTGACGGTGAAGATCTGGCGGTCGCCCGAGTCCGTCATCACGGCGTAGGCGCCGGACAGGCTCTGCCCGGTTTCGATTTCGATTTTTGCATTCTTCGCGGTTGCCATTTGTGTCGATCTCCTTGTCTAAGCAGGCCGCGTGAACGGATCGCCCGCGACCGTGGTGTAGGTGATTTCAAAATCCGCCCCGACGCCGACGGTCGTGTCGGGCGCCTCGGGATATTCTTCCGTCCCGCCGCCAACGTATTTGATGTCGTCGGCAAGATCGCTTGTGGTCGATGATTCCGGCGAGATGTAGGTGGCCGTACCGTTGATGGTGAGGCAGTTCGATTGACTGCCGTCGTCCACCAGTTCGTCGTTTACGAACTTACCGGAAAGCCGCCGGAAGTAGACGGTCCCGGCCGCATCCCCCGCCGCCCAGGTGCCGCTTGACTTCGTGACCGACTCGACGGCCGCGGTGGCCCCGGAGGTGGCCCCCTCAATCGTGTCGCCCGGCTGCGGCTCGTAGGATCCCGAGTCGAATCCGATCGACCAGCGCCGGCCGGCCACGCACTCGATCAGGTCGGCCAGGAGCTGCTCGGATACCTCGGAGGGGTTCTCCTCGGCCGGGTCGAACTGCTGCAGCGCCTCGACCCTTATGCGCATGGTGTTGACGCTGTTGTTGTATTCCCTGGCCGATGTCTCGGGCTTTGGCACCAGGACGACCGCGGGCAACTCGGATTGGTCGAGGCTCTTTCTCGCCCGATGGACATTCTCGCCGCACTCGGTCAGGTAGCCCTTCGCGGTGAGGATGTGGGCGAGCTTCGCCTCGATCGCCGTGATGATCTGCTCGCGGATGGTGTCGGCCATGGCCCTCAGTGCTTTGACAAAATCCAGTCGAGCTCGCGCTCGGTGTTTTTTTCAAGCCGCTCGCCGGCAAGCGCCGAGAGGCTGCTCAAAATATCCTCGCGGCCGAGGATGTCCTCGATGCGCGGGCCGGTTAAAGTTTCAAGCGGTAGGCGGTAGTGTTCCGGCATTTTGCGCCAGGGCAGCTTATTCGACGCCTTGGTCCTCGTGCCGATATAGGCCCGCTGGAATGCCGTCTTGGCCTCGTCTCCCTGCTTTGTGAGTCGCGACCAAATGAAGCCGTGCTTCAGGGTGGTCCTTGTGCCGTTCCTTTTCACCTTGACGGACAGCCCGCGCGTCGTCATGCGCGAGCCGGTAAAAGATGCCAGGTTGACGGGTTTTCCGATCGACCTGAACGAGCCGTAGAGATCGTCGATGGTGGCCCGCTGGATGCGAAAGCCCTGCTTGATTCTCGTCTGCGTGAGGTTCAGATCGGCGTAGACCGCCCGGGCCGCGTCTGTCTGGATGCCGGTTATGGTGTCGTTCAATGCGTTCCGGAGACAGCGCGCCGCCTCGATTTCGCTCAACAGGAGCTTGACCTTGGCGACGTCCTCCGGGTTGAATTTGATCTCTAATTTCATGCAACGCTCACCGTGCAGAAGCGGCGGTTGTCACTCGCTTGGACCGCCCGCACCGTGTAGGTTTCATCGTCGATCTCGAACTTCTCGCCCCGGTTAGGCTCGCGGCCGATGTCGGCGATAAGCACCTCTATCGTCTGCTCGCCTTGCCAGGCGCGCGACTCGTAGCCGACCGGCTGCATTACAAGCTCCGAGCGGTGAATGACCTTGAGCGATATGGGATCCCCGGCCGCCGGGATGAATGTCGCATCCACCCCGAGGTTGTCGAAGAGAATGTCCCCCATGTCGTCGAAGGCCGCTTCCTCGCTCATCGCTTGCCGCGCCTCTTGGGCTCCTGGTCGTGATCGCCCGGCAGGGCCCGGCCGGCCACCTTCGGCAGAATCAGGACAAGGTCGTGGCGGCCTTCGTTGACGAAGGTCCTGAATCCGTCGCCGCCGACCGCGCGCCCGTCCTCTACCCTGCAATCCGTCATGGCCACCCAGCCCAGGCCCTGCATCTCGTCTATGATTGACCTCTCGGCGGGGGTCAGCCCGCCGAGAATCTGTTCTTGCTCCATGTGCCCCTTCCCAGCGCCGCTACCGGGCGCTCCGTTTATCAGGTGTGAATGTTGCCCAGGAGGTACGCGCACGCCTTGGAAACGTAGCTGACGACGTTGCCCGAGCTGTCGTAGCTGTTGAGCAGCGCCTCGGAGACGTGATGGCGTACCCGGTAGATGTCCGACCGGACCGTCTCGTCGCGGTACTCCTCGACGATGGCGTTGCCGGGGCTGTCGGCGGTCCAAAGGAATGTCCGCCCGACGCAGGGCTGCAGGATGTCGCGGCCCTGGCCGATCTTGACGAGCATCGCGTACTCGTAGGACCAGATGTCCGCGATGGTCGTGTCGATGCCCTTGCCCTTGTTGTCGTAGACCCCGCCGGCGACCAGCACCCGCGGGACCCCCAGGCACTGCGCGAGCTGCGCCGGGGTCATGTCCGCGATCTGCGCGCCCGGGAAGGTGTACTTGATGCGATCAACGATCTGGTTGCAGTTCTTGAGGTCCTGGTAGGTCGTGTAGCTCACGATCAGCGCGTCGGGGCGCATTCCGCAGGCGCTGCGGAATGAGGCGATACCGTCCTTCACGTCGGTGATCGGGACGGCCGTTGACGGCGCATTCCATTCGTAGGTGACGTTGTTGACCGTGAAGTTGGTGCTGTTGAAGAGAAGATCGGCGATGCGCTTCTCCTGGTTTCGCAGGATCATGCTCATGGCGCGCTTGGTGGCCACGATGTCGGCCATGCCAGGGGCCTCCTGGTCGAGAAGGGCGCGCTCGGTGTCGTCGACCGGCTCTTCCCAGCCCTGCTCCGAGGTCGAAAACTTGCCCCGCTCGTACTCGAAGTCGTCCCGCTTGTACTTCGACCGCGGCGCCCGGCTGGTGTCGTAGAGTTTCAGCAGGGCCTCCTTCGGGATGACCGGGTAGCTCCCGGCCTGGACGGCGGTCGGGAAAAGCGGCATGACCTGCAGGCCGATGAAGTCGGTGATCTCGGTCTCGTAGAACTCCATCACGGCCTGTCCGAGGTCGGGCCGGTAAATCGCTGCATTCGCTTTCGCTTTCATTTATGTCGTCTCCTGTTCATGGAAGTCGGTTCGGTTGATCCCGGCCGGTTAGCTGGTCAGGATGGCGCTCTTGTATTCAAGCCACAGCGCCGACAGGCTCCACGCGGAGGATGCGTGCGTGCCGGGGGTGAGCTTGCAGGTCAGGGTCTGCGCGCCGGCCGGGACGTCGGCGGCTGCGATGGTGGCCGTGACCTCGACGAAGGTCGTGGTCGCGGTGGATGCGGCCATGGTGTCCGCGACGGCCGTGTCGCCTTCGTTGAAGTAGCTGGCAAGGGTGATCGACGGCGTGTCGGTTGCGCTTGCCGTGCAGGCGATGCGGCCCTTGAGCAGCAGGTTCGCGGCCTCATCCAGGTCCGGAGGAAGCGGGACCTGAAAGGCGACCGGGTCGGCGTTGCCGGCGGCCCAGATCACGACCTGGCAGCCGTCGGTTGCGTTGTTGATGGCGGACAGGGTCGGGGTCGTCTCGGAAGACAGAACGCCACCGTTCGCCGCGTTGTTGCCGACGTCCAGACCCGAGGACACTTCCCGCAGGTTGTAGAGCGGGATCGGGATGAAGTTCTGGATCGACTTCTGGTCCTGGTAGAGCTCGGCCAGGGCGGCCTCGACGGTGGTCTGGGCGGTGAACCCGCCGGCGTCCGCGATCGAAACGGTGGCCGCGGTCGTCGACTTCACGTTCCAGAAGGCGACCTCGATGTGCTCATTGCTCGCGCCGGCGGCCGTCAGGCTGACGCCCTGTGCGGTGCCGGAAGCCGTGTCGGACACTTTCCCGTCGGCCGCGCCGTAGAGCGTAGTCCCGACATTGATGGCGCTGCCGACCTTGCACTCGACCTCGAAGGTGCCGGGGTGGCTGTTCGGCATGATGCTGACCATGTCGCCGGTGGCCGCACTGTTCAGGGTCACGCCGAGGAAGTCCTCGACGTCGGCGTAGACGACCTTCGCCGGCTTCGCGGTGGTGGCCGAGGTGTCGATCTTGACGCGCCGGTGCGCCTCAAGGGTTTCGTTTGCTTTCAGGCTGAGAATTCCCTCAATCCAAGGCATTTTCGTTTCTCCTTATCGGTTCGGTTGTGATCGTTGCTGCCGGCCAGCTCGCGCGCCTACTTGGCTACGGCGAGGCCGGGGTTGTTTTTCTGGATGTACTC